AAATATGTAACAGGAGTAGAGATGTTAAGTAAAGACCATACACAATTACAACAAGATTTTAATGATGCAAAACAAATAGCCGGGATGATTGACAGGACTTGGAAAGAAAGACTTGATCAATTAATGGACGTAATTATTGACATGCATCCATCAACCAATGTTCATTACCGTAACGGCATGATGGCGGCTTACAACATAATGCAAGGGATTGAGGACTAACATGCTTGACGTTAATTCCCCAAAGGGTCAAGAGTCCCTTGAGCACGAGCTTAGAGCCGTGGAACTATGGCAGCACCATTATTCAGACTTCACATACGTACACACACCAAAGAGCGGTTCAGCCTTAGTTGATGCGGTCATTGTAGACAACGACACAAACGTAGTAGCCGTAGTTGAGCAGAAGTCCCGGAACATGAGCCTTGAGCAGCTGCAGAAGTGGAACATGGAATGGCTGGTGACACACGCTAAAATTGAGGCAGGCCGTGTTACAGCACATGCATTAGGTGTGCCATTTATAGGCTTCCTATACCTAATCCCAGATGATTTACTAATAACCAAGCAACTGTCCAACGCCAAGGGCGAATGGACTTGTGACTTTAGGACAGACCTTACAGAGACACAGGAAACAATCAATGGTGGCAAAATAGTCAGAGAGAATGCCTACATTGATCTAACAGAGGCAAAATACATAAGGCAGAACTAATGACAATACTTGCAGGGCTCACACATGGTGGCAAAGTTTATTTAGGTGCAGACCGGGCAATGTCAGATAGTAATTTCATTAGTCCATTAGCCAAGCCGAAGATTCGTAAAGTTGGGCCTTACATCATTGGTTACAGTGGCTCACTGGGTACAGGACAACTTACAACCTTTGCAACATACCCAGATGTAAACACTACAAACCTTGAGCAGTGGATGCGTATGTCATTCTGTGGGGCATTACAGCGAGCAGCTGATGAATACAAGATAGACATCAATGTTGATGATAATGCGGCTGACTTACTTGTAGGCATACAGGGCAGACTGTTTGAGATCAGCACAGTTGATTGGTCAGTAGGTGAATACAACATGATTGCTACTGGATCAGGCTATCCATTCGCTATGGGATCACTACATACAACAAGACATACTGATGATCCACATTGGCGCATACGTGAGGCAGTAGGGGCGGCTATCAAATACAGCCCTAGTTGTGTAGGCCCTATAGATGTGTTGGTTGCATGAGCAAGGCACACGCTAGAGGCACAGACACACAGTGGCGTAACCTGCGTAAGGCATGCTTCCAAGTGTGGGGTAAGACATGCATGTATTGCGGAGACCGGGCAACCGAGGTGGATCACATCATTGAGGTAGCCCGAGGAGGCACTAACACCATTGATAACCTGCAACCTTTATGCAAGCCCTGTCACATGGCCAAGACTGTTGCCTTCAACACGGTGCGTCAGAGCCCCTCACAGAGCCCTAGGGGGGTTTTTTCTAAGGCAGTGCCACCCACAGACTCCCTTGCAGGAATCTCTCCCCTAATGACCAGAATTGACCCACCAACAACCGAAAGGCCTAAGTCATGACCCAAAAGAAAACTGTTGAGCCAGATACCAAACAGATTGATATCTACCTATGTTTAGAATCGGCTTTGGCAGCCTCAAATTGGATAGCCAAGACTGATGCAGCAGCTGTGCACCTCGCCCGGCGCATGGCCAAGGCACTAGATACAGCCTTTGACATGGGCGCTGATCTTAAAGACATCACGGCACTATCTGGTAAGTTCTTAACAGTGCTACAGCAATTGCATCTAACTGTTGAAACACGTACTGCCAGTAAACAAGAGGAAAATGATGGAACAGCCTATGTCGGAGATTTCCTACGGCTTGTCAAGACCAAGAATCCAAAGCCCCCAGCTAAAACTGCCCAGCGCAGGGCCGCTAGTAAGCCAACTGGCTGATGAGTTAGGTGTACCTTTACTGCCTTGGCAATCACATGTTTTAGATGATGCCTTAAAAGTAAATCCTGATGGCACATGGGCAAGATCCCAAGTAGGGGTGCTTGTGGCTCGCCAGAATGGCAAGACCCACATGATGCGAATGCGTATGCTTGCTGGGCTTTACATCTTTGGAGAGAAAAGCATCATTGCCATGTCACAGACACGCCAACTGTCATTAGACACTTTCAAGCAAACAGTTGACATGGCTGAAAGCCTTGACTGGATGCGTAAGCGTATTAAGCGAGTCTCCCGGACTAACGGTCAAGAGGAGATTGAGGTTTACTGCCACCATTACCCCAAGTCCTGTACGACCAAATGTGAGCGACTTAGAAAGTACGCAATTAGAGCTGCAACCAGCGAAGGGCCACGTGGCTCAACTGCTGACTTGCTGTACGTTGATGAGCTGCGAGAAATTGACGAGGCTACATGGGCAGCCGTTACCCCTATCACCCGAGCCAGACCCAATGCTCAAGTGTTTTGGACTTCCAATGCTGGTGACTTAAATAGCAATGTTCTAAATGAACAAAGACGTAGAGCCTTGACCTTTGAGTCCAGCCGAATGGGATACTACGAATACAGCGCGCCACCGGGATCTGATGTAAATGATGAAAAGGCTTGGGCAATGGCAAATCCTGCAATGGGACACACAATTACAAAAGAAAACATTAAAGATGCATCAATCTTTGACACAAAGGATGCATTTAAGACAGAGACACTTTGTATGTGGGTAGATGCCATTGATTCACCATGGCCGATGGACATGTGGAATGCAGGCGAGCAGGATGTAGCACTTGAAGATGAATTACCTACATGGATGGCTATAGACCTTAACTTCAATAGAGAGATTGCTTGTTTAGTAACCATTCAAGAGCGCCCAGAGGGCATGGCTGTATTCCTACATGAATGGAAACGTGAGGGCGGAATTAATGACCTTGAGTTGACCGGTGAGATTGCCCAACTAGCTCGTAGATACCGTCCAAGAAAACTTGCCTATGATCCAAACACTGCTGGCTACATTGCGCCACGATTAGCACAGGCAGGTGTGGCAACCGAGCCAACACCATGGGCATCAGCTGCTTTTGCTATTAGTTGCGATCAAACACTCAATGCTATGCAGTCAGGCAAATTCATTCATCCCGGACAGCCAACATTACATAGTCATTTAGTTAGTTGCGCTCGTAGGCCTGCAAGTGACGGTGGATGGCGCATTGCTCGTAGAGCAGCACAAGTACCAATCACAGCTGCAGTCGCGTTAGTCATGGCGGCGGGGCATGCTTGTGCGCCACAACAGACTGTGAGTATCATTAGTTCTTAAGGTCTACTTGGCAGTACCTCGTGTGTGGGCTAGTCACTCCTATCACTAGCCCACACACTTTCCGACACGCCTTACAGATGCCTAAATGTCACACATTTGTGCGATAATGCAGTATGGGTTTTATTGATTTCTTATTGGGTACTCCAGAACAGAAACCAGACATTGAAGCTCGTGCAGGCATTGCGATCCCGTTTTATCAGGATGCATACTTCACGCCCTTTAACACTTTCCGCGTTGATCGATCAAGCGCGATGCAAGTTCCAGCAGTTGCCAGAGCCAGAAACATCATTGCTGGCACAATTGCCACACTTGGACTTAATTCATACAACCAGATAACTGGCGCAAAGATTGAGGGTCGCAAGATACTTGAACAGCCTGATCCAGCACTTCCAACTGCAGTAACAATTGCTTGGACAGTAGAGGACTTGTTATTCCACGGACGCAGCTTTTGGCAAGTGCTTGAAGTAAACGCCGAGGATGGCAGGCCAACACAGGCTCGCAGAATTGATCCAACACGCGTTACATTCACAACTGATCTAAACACTCAAGAGATTGTCAACGGCTTTTACATTGAGGGTGGATTACTACCTGCAACTGGTGTTGGATCACTTATCATGTTTAGCGGCATTGACGAGGGAATCCTTAACCGTGGTGGCCGCACTATCTCTACAGCATTAAAACTTGAGGAAGCCGTCCAGAGAATGGCCAGTGAGCCAAATCCAACTATGGTTATTAAAAACTCTGGCGTTGACCTACCACCAGAGCAGGTATCAAGCCTGTTAGCACAATGGAAGCAAGCCCGAGCCACTCGGTCAACCGCTTACTTGTCAGGGCCATTGGATGTAACAACTTTTGGCTACGATGCCGGGCAAATGCAACTTACAGAGTCACGCCTGAATACAGCTGCTGAAATTGCCCGTATGTGCAACATCCCTGCTTGGTACATCAACGCAGAATCTGCCAGCGCCACTTACTCAAACGTAAGCCAAGAGCGCCGATCCCTAGTTGACTTCTCTTTGAAGCCTTACATGGCTTGCATTGAGGAAAGACTATCAATGGTAGATGTGACCCCACGTGGTCAAAAAGTACGTTTTGATCTAGATGACTACCTACGCGGAAACCCACTAGAGCAAATTGAAGTTCTAGAGCGAATGCTTGCATCTGGACTCATTGACGTAGATGAGGCCCGTGAGGAAATGGACTTAGCACCGAGAGGCAATGAAAATGCAAATTAACTTTGACGGTCAGGTATTAGCCGCCGACACAGAGACCCGGACAATCAAGGGGCTAGTAGTTCCTTTTGCCAAGGTCGGTAACACATCTGCTGGCCCAGTTCGCTTTGAGTTTGGCGCATTTGGTGACATTGATGCTAGCCAGATTGTTCTAAACATGGAACATGACCGCACACGTCCATTAGGCCGTGGCATTGCAGGATCAGAGGAAATCACACCAGCAGGTATATCCATGGCCTTTAAGATTGCACCTACTGGCGCAGGTAATGATGCCCTTGTAGAGGCCTCCGAGGGCTTACGCCCAGCATTTAGCATTGAAGCCAAAGTAAATGAATACACCATTGAAAAAGGCGTCATGGTTGTTGCATCAGCAGACCTTGAAGCCGTGGCTCATGTTACTAATCCAGCATTCAAGGATGCTCAAATCCTCGATGTAGCCGCTACAGAGGAAACCCCAGAAACCACCGAAGCAGAAACCCCTGCAGAGGAAAACCCACAGGAGATAACAGTGGAAGAAACAACCGCACCAGTGGCTGATGAAGTAACCGCGTCCGCGGTTGTTACAGCAGCTGCACCAGTGGCCTACGTAAAGCCTCGTAGCCCAATCAACAGCCAAGCCTCTTACCTAGAGCACAGCATCAAGGCCAAAATGGGCAACCATGATTCAGCCCAGTATGTAATGGCAGCAGATGACTCATTCAGCACAAACCCAGCATTTACCCCAGTGCAGTATGTAAACACCGTCATTGACAACTCAATTGGCTCACGTCCAGCAATTGATGCAATTGGCTCACGCGCCATTACTGCATCAGGCATGGTTATCAGCCATCCAAAAATCACAACTAACGGAACTGTTGCAGACACTAACGAAGGTGCTGGCCCATCAGAAACCGGAATTGTGTCCTCATACGTCAACCTAGATGTAAACAAGTTTGCAGGAATGCAGCGCTACTCGGTAGAACTACTAGAGCGTTCATCCCCAGACTTTTTCCAAGCAATGGTTGATAACATGACACGCGCCTACAACAAGGCAACTGACGCAGCCGTTATCGCAGCACTAACCGCTGGCGGTAC